TGATGCAGAACCAGCTCCTGTTGTTTCATCCGTTATCGTAGGATCCATAAAGCCTAAGGCAGACTTTATTTGTTCATCAATTTCATCAATACCTGTTGAAATAATTTCTTCTGAAAATACATATTGTTTCAATTTCAATGCATATACATAAACATTACCACCGCGACCACGACCCAAAGTATAAAACATTGTTTGATTATTTTCATGTTCAACAAATGTAATTTCAAAAAAGTTTTGTATTAGAGGAATATATAATAAATCACCTTCACGAGGACGTATCAGATTTGAAGAAGCTGTTGCATATTTGAATCTGCGCCTTGATACAAGAAAAGTCATTTCATCACGAATTTCTAAACCAAATTTAGAAATAATATCACCTTCACCTTCCATACCCAAAACATCTTCCAAATACATTTCAATTGGATATGCTTTTGTAAATGTTTTGAGTGTATCTTCACCAAAAATGTAATCTACTTGGTCACGACTTTCGCGGGGTAAATAGAAAACATCCATACCATAAATCTGCATGGCTTCAATAACCAAGTCCTCAACTAAAAGCTGTTCTTGTGTTATTTGATTTGCTGGATAATTGTTATAATATAAATTGGTAGGCATTTATAAACTATCCATAGAACATTTCTGATGGAAGTATATTATAAGATTGCATTTCTTCTTCAATTTTGGCTATTTCTGCATCCGCCTCATCCCAAATTTCTTTACCGTTTAGAACAACGCCACCGGGCATTTGAATATTACCAAATTTCTTTAGATTTTCACCCCATTGTTTTTTGATTTTAGCTGTTGCATATTGTTTCAAAAATCTGTCATTCCATACATCAGATACGCCAGCTTTTGATGCAGTAACATTTGTAACATTTGCAGTTACAGTATTTGTCAAAGTAAGTTGTGTAGGTGAATTGATATGTCTAACTTGAACATTTTGACCATCAGAAAGAGTAATAAAATCATTCTCAACAATTTCTTGGTCAAATATCGTATTAGTTCCTATAACTGTATTTGATGATGTGTTTGATGTTAATGTACCCGATAGAGTAATAACATCAGGAACCAATTTACGATAACATTCAACAATCACATATTTGTTATCAATTGGATCACGAGTCCAATCAATATCTAACATCAATCTATTTTGGTGTCTATTGAATCTGAACTGTGGTGTTCCTGAAAATAATAGATTCAATGTGCGAATATGCTGCATTGTGATTTCGTATGACACATAAGAAACTGATGTAAAATCATACAAATCGTGGAGACGCAATTGGTATCTCAAGTCAAACATGTTGATTGATGAATTGGAATCATCAAATGGAAACACGCCAGTGACAAAAATGACTGGATCAGGTACATAAATCCAGCGTCTGTCAATGTCTGCTTGAGTAAATTTGTGCTTCATGTAAATTTTTTCACAACCATCAAAATGATAGTCATGAAAAAATTGGAGAGCATCATCTATTCTATCTTCAACTTGGTCATCATCCACGTTTATTTGAAGAACTGGATGTCCAAGTCTGCGTAAGCAATAGTCTTTAAATTGTTGCCGAGTTGTAGGAATAGCCATCAAAACCTCTTGACTTTCTAGTGTAATTCACTATTTAGTCAATCATTATGTTGAATAAGAATTATATGATAGTGAAGGTTGAACAACATCACGATTTACAAGAGCATCATCAACTGAATGATAGAGTTTTTTTGTGCCTTTTGTATCATCTAATCCATTAACAATAGCCGTATATGTGCCCCAATTTGTTATATCTTCCGAACAAATTGCGTAAGTTAAAACAGCCATAATTACGTTGTTTTCATAATGACAGCAAATCTGTTACTTGTGCAGTTGAAATATGTGTATGTATCACCTGAAACGTCAACTGTGTCTCCAGTTGTAGCGATACCACCTCTTGTCCAATAGATTGGTACAACACCAGTGATATATTGAGTTGGATATCCCAAGTAATTCATGTTATAATAAACTGGATTTATTATATATTTTGTAATTCCACTTGAATCAACCGTATTAGTTCTAGAATTTACACCAGAACCACCTTGTATTAAACTAAAATAATTTGTTGCTGTAAAAGTTGAACTCTGTCCTTGTTGTCCTAATTCTAAAACACCAGTATTTACACCTGTTGTTGCATTTGTAACGTTAAAAGCGTTTGCAAAAATTGAATAATTAGCAACAGGAGTTACTGTTGATACTGGTGTTGATGTGGGTCCAACCGGTGTATTCAAATAACTACATGCACCATTTTGATTTCCATTAGTAACTTGGATATATTGAACAAAAGGAGCTGTACCATAAAATGTGTGAGCATTAGTCATTGATGATTCCCAAATA